AATCAGTTTTTGCAGCCACAGCACAAATTCCGCGCCGAGGTTCGCGCTCAAGTAATCAATTCCGGATTTATCAGCGACAATCGGCGATCCGTCATCGTATTCGAAATGCTTGAAGCCGATAATGGCAGCATACAGCAGCAGCTTGTTGCATTTCCAGCGATTAAAATGTTCAGCCGGAATAAATTGCTCCGGACGGTCAGGATGCGCCGTCATTTTCAATTCAGTGGCGTCCTCGGTACAGAGGGCGCGTTCTTCCCAGGTGAGGGGCTTGATCTGCACTTCCGGCTGTGGGGTCATCTCCCCGAAAAAATCCGCCGTGCTATGCCATTGTGGTTTGTAGAGTTCGGTCTTTTTGCTGATTTTCATGTTTTGGGTTCGTAGTGACGGCTTTAGCCGTCATTGACGGAAGATGACGGCTAAAGCCGTCACTACGAACGAAGATCAAAAGAATCCGAGAACGACCGGACTCAAGCCGGAGGTTTTGCGGGCTTCCCAGGTCACATCCTGACCCCAGATGCCGTCAATGTCCTTTGGCGCGACGTTGGTGCGTTTCAGGTGCGGCACGCACAGCACGATATATTTGCCATCCGTCTGGCCGAATAATGCCAGCAGCGGCGCGGCCGTACGAGCGTCCCAGGCTAGATATTGGGCGTCATCATCGAGATCAAAATCAATTGTGCCGGTGGTGGCTCGCATGGTGTAGGCGCTGGATCGGAAGCCACTGGACGGAATCATGCTCTTGCGTTTGGTAATGCTCAAGCCCAAATCCATCTCAATCATCTGCGTATGCAGGGCGTCGCGGTCCTGTTCGAGGCTCACGGTACAGCCGAGGCACAAGGGCGGCTCGGTTTCGTCGGGCGCAGGTGTCAAGCCGAGCGTGGTCAGACTCGATCCGGTATGCAGCACGGTCCAGCTTGTGGGGTCGAGGTCGAATTTCAGCTTGGGGATTTGCCCGGTCTCCACGCCCACTAAGGACATATTCGGGCGGCAGCCGACAAACCGATACCAGATGCCGTCCTGCCCCACGCAATCGAGAAAGATATGCACGGAGAGCGTAATCTGCCCCGAATCCGCCAACTTGTATGTCAGCCCGCCCAAGACATCGTTGCCATGCAGCGGCTCGGCGCTCAGGTACGGCGTCAGATACAGTTCGTGGTCGGTGGCGGATAAGACATGATAGGAGTTCGTCCCCGTACCGTCGTCGGTAAATGATACCGCGGCACCGCCAGATGTCAAGGACACTTCGAAATCATCCGTACCTTTATTGACAATATAATAGACCGTATAATCGTTCAATTCGGCTGGCAGCGCCCCGCCGACGCCATCATCTGAAAACATGATTTTGTCGCCGTTTGAGAGCAAATGCCCAGCCTTATTGACTTTTTCTGTGGCATTCGTGAACGTGCATACGACGCCGACTCCCGCCGTATCGGAGGTAGCGACGGCGGAGACTTCGGCGTACTCATACGATGGACTTAAACCGGTCTGATCAATGTCAAATTTGACCACATCTTCAACCGTAAACGCGGTTGTAGTGGCAACAATCACGCGGTTAATCAATTGTACGGCATTCCCCGCTGTCGGTGTGGTCGAAAGCGCAGCAGTCAGCGTCACTTCGTCGCCGGGGGCGAGCGGATCATACGTCACGCTATCAATCGTGGCTTGCTCATACGTACCAGAAGCGTCGCCGGAAATATCCACAAGCAACACGTCGCCGGATTTGAACCATTGTTTCCCGTGCGCGTGCAGCACTGTAAAGGTGGTATCGCCGGGGGTTGCGTCAATTTCCAGCAGCGCGGCGTTGCCCTGCACGGTTTTATCGGCAGCCGACAACGGATTCGTGGCCGTGCTGAAGCAAGCGCGGAGCAGGGGGTCAATTTCCGGGATGGTTTTGCGCGTGCCGGAGCCGCGCATTTCGACGGTCAGGCTGACCGCGCCGGTAATCATGCCGCGCAGCTTTTCCAGCCCGTCGAGCGAGCCGTTGATGGCGTTGCGTTCGACTTCTTCGTAGCCGTGTTCGAAGGTATAATCCGCGTCCGCTAAGATAAAATCGCTGCTGGTAGGCGCGATCATCGTATAGGGCGTGGATTCCTCCTTGACGGCGATATATGTGTTTTTGACTTGCAGCATAGTTTGTGTCGTACCTCATACGTCCCCGCTTGCGTATCGCGCAAGCGGGGACGCATGCGCTACGTTAGGCCGCGTCCGGCGCGGATTGTTCGAGCGAGCGCAGACGAATGACCGCCTGCTGGATAAAATCTTCGCGGGTCGCAATTTGTTCGAGCGGCATGACTTGCGCCAACGACCGGCTGCGCAGCTTGCTGGTTTCGTAGAGTTCCAACGCCAGGGCGATCATCTCTTTCACGTTGCCGGAAGCGTCTTCAACGGCGTCTTTGACGGTCGTGTAGGTTTCTTCGCCTTCGGAGATCAACTGCCCGAATTCCTCGCTGGACTTGACGCGCTTGACTTCTTCTACGATGTCCGTGACGGTCTCGGCGATTTGCTTGAAAAATTTCAGGTCTAAGCGGCGGGGTTGTTGTTTGTTCATACGCTCCGATGTACCGCAAGCGTCCGCGCTTGCGTCATGCGTTTTCGCAGCATTCGCAAGCGGGGACGCTTGCGGTACATGATGACTCCTTTAAATGAGCATTCAAACGCGCATAAATGCGGTTTAACGCGGTTATTTTTTTCAAAGGGTACTTATTCATGTGTTGATTTGTACCCAACGATAATTCACAGGGACGCGGCCTTCCCAACGGTCAATGTAGTTGCGCTGCGCGTAGTTCGGGAAGGTGATCGAGCCGATCTGCGCGTCCAGCAGCGTCAGCGTCAGCGTATTATTCCGCAGCGCGGCTTTGACGAGATTGCACAGCGTCTTGAGGTTCAGGCTCGGCGTATCCGGCCCGCGCTGCGCTTTCGAGAAATCTTCGGTATAAATATGAATAATCACTTGAAATCGAATAAAATCGGAACGCCCGGTCATATCGCGGGGGGTGGTTTCGATACTGCCGGAGGCAATCGCTATTGCCGGCATGGGCGTTCCTGCGGTAATCTCCCCATTTTCAGAAATGATGATCGCATGGCTCTTGACGCCTGCGGCTTTGATGTCGGCGTCGGTTTGCAGCGTGGTTTTGATGTTGGTCAGGATGTCGTTTTCCATGCGTTCCAAAGACTCCCGGAGTCTTGCAGACTCCGGGAGTCTCAGTTATCGAATCATCAAATTATACATGGTTGAGCGGGTAAAAATTGGGGTCTGCCCGAGCGTCGAAGATTCGGCCAGACCCGCTTCCAGATCGATAAAATCTTCCGAGAGGTTCACGCCATCGGAAATCAAGGCTTCATCGCCGTTGGCGATGGCTTCAAGGCGTTTGAGGGCGCGTTCGTAGTTGTATTTATAATCCGCGCCCCCTAACTGCGTAGTGCTGGCAAGCCACCAGATGGCGCAATCCATTTCGATGTCACGCAGCGCGTCGGGGATGGCGTCCCCCACAAAAGGCATATAATCCCCGAACCGGCCGATGAGCCGGCCATTGATGAGATTGTACCCGAACAAACGGGCGGTTTCCAGTTTCTCGGAATCCAGATCGCCGTTTTCATCGCCGGCCCATTCGAGGATCGCCCGTTCGCCGGTGCGAAATTGGAGTTGGTCATCTGTGCAGTAGGTTGCCATATCTTCATCCAGACTCCCGAAGCCTCAGAGACTTCGGGAGCTTTTAAGGGTCTTACGGTGCGGCGGCCATCGCGGTAAAGACCATTGCATACGAGATACACCGGATCACACCGCCTGAGAATGTCCCGGCATTGGGCGCGACTGTGATGGTTGTCGTTCCGGTCGTGATCGCCGTTGCTGCGTTCGCATTAAAAAAAGTGCTAACTTTCGTATCTTTGTTGAACGAGGTCGTATTAGCGGCAATCGTCGCGGTGCTGCCAGTGGCATAAATCGCGCCCCATGTCGTTCCGCCGTCGCCGCTTGTAATCGCCGTATCTACTCGTAGCTGCGATCCGATGAGTAACGCGCCGGATGGCACGTTGACGGCGCAAGAACCCGTCCCGCCAGACAATGCGCCAGTCGTCGCCTCATACGCTCTGATTGACCATCCTCCCGTCGTTCCTTGCACGGCAGCAAGAATCGGAGAACTGACGGTAAAGCTGGTCGTATTGGTATGTTGTTCGATAGGGGCGGTCACTGTCGAAGATGTTGAGTTGGTGTGCGCTTCAACCGGAGCAACGACTGTGTAGTTATATGCCCCGACAGAGGGATTAAATGAGAACTCGCCGCCTTCAATCGTCATCGCGCCGGTGAATAAGCTTTCGCCCGTCACATCTAACGGCACGGTCGGCGCAGCCGTAAACACACCCACGCGGTCATCCCCGGCGTTGACCACCAGCGCGTATTGACTCCCGTTCGACTCGACTCGAAAATCGACATCGGCGGAACTATCATTGACCGTCACTGCTCCATCCAATCCAATCAACGGTGATGTCACAGTGTGGCTCGTGACGTTTGTATGTTGTTCGATAGGGGCGGTCACGGTGCTGGACGTGCTATTGACATGCGCTTCAATCGGCGTCGTATAAGTCACCGTGCCGTTGGTGCTATTATCAATCGTTTCGCCGTTGATCAAACTCACGACGCCGGTTGATGTGATGCGGAACGCCTCGGTCGGCGCTGCCCCGGCTTTTGCCAGATACGTTACCATATCAGCGTCATGCGTTGCGCTCACATCGGTCATGACGGCGGCAATCTTCGCGACAAGCGTAGCGCCCGCCGTGATTTGCTGGGTAAATTTCGCACCGACGCCGATTCCAGCAGCGGGGGTTCCGCTCGTTTCATGTTCTAAGTTGAGCGGGAAGGTCGCAGCATTCGTCAGCGCGGTTGAATCTTTCATAGTATCAAGCGACACGCCGATTTGGATCGTATGGTCGGTGCTGTTATAGACACTATTCAATATCTGATCGCTCGTCAGATTGCTTGCGCCCATGATGGTAACGGACGCGAGGACAATCAGCGTCATCAGCCCAAATAATCTCGTGTGTTGTTTCATGTCGTTTAAGGCTCGTAGTGACGGCTTTAGCCGTCTTTCTTTTTCAATGACGGCTAAAGCCGTCACTACGAACAATTTTAGTCTTATTTTCTTTTCAATGACGGCTAAAGCCGTCACTACGAACAATGTTAGGCAACCGCGTCTTCGATAAAATACGCAACGTCGGCTGCAATGATTTTCTCATCAACGGACTGGTCAACTTCCAGGACTTCGCCGCCGCCGCCGCGGGATTCATCGCGGTACATACGCACGCGCCAGCCGTCCGTGCCGCCTTCGGGCGTGAACATGAAGGTCTTGGCGAACGAGGCGTCCAGGGTGCTCGGCTGCGGATTGATGTAGGCAAGCAGGGCATGTTTGCCCCAGATGTCGGTTTTCGTGAAGGTCGCGGGCTTGTTGGGCGTACTGTCATACATGGCCCATCCCACGATTACTTTCTCAACGCGGAAGACCCGCGCCAACATTTCCTCGGTCACGTGCGCCGGGTCGCCACTGGTGGATCCGCCCTTAATGCGATCCAGGACTTTGGAGTGCTGCGTCAGGACGACAAAGACTTCCGGCCCCAGAATCAGCGTATTGGGCGGCATCATACAGGCGCGCCAGCCGGTCCAGATGTCCGCAACCGGATCGCTCGTGCTGTACGCGCTCCATTGGTCATCGCCAGTCAGTTGCGTCCGGTTGGCGGCCGCGTAGCTTGCTGAGGAAAAATACTTATCCGCAATTCGTTTTTCGCGGGCTTGCAGGATTTTCGAGGCCAGCACCTGCGTGATTTCCTCGGTAATATCCAGCGCGGCTGCGCCATTCTGCCCTTGATTCTGCTGATTCCGCAATTCGGTATCGGTCAGAAAAAATTGCAGGGCTTTATCGCCGCAGTTGTAATTCTCCAGCGTAATGGCGAAGTTGGTTTCCTTCGCTTTGGATGTCGGCCCGCGCTCCACATCCAGAATGCCGAAATAATTTTTCTTCGCAAAGACGCGATAGTCGCCTTGCTGCGTGTTCACCGGAATGAACGGACAGACTTGATTGGCGATATATCTCGCGTCGGGATTGCGATATTTGACCGCTAAATCGGTTAATAGCGGCTTTACATATTCTCGTGCCATATAAAGTACCGTAAGCGTCCCCGCTTACGGGTTAGTAGCAACCGCTTTAGCGTTTGAAACGCCGCTAAAGCGGCTACTACGAACCTGCAAGCGGGGACGCTTGCGCTATTGGTTTTACGGTTTGACATGTCCGCCGTGTAAAAATACGGCGATCTGATCGCCATCGGCCGTTGCCGTTTGCAGGGCAATCGCGCAGACCCAATCAGTAGATACAGCCAGTTGCAATTTGCCCAGGGCGGCTGATACAGTGAGTTCTTGCCCCGGCACAACTTCCTCGTTGACAATTGCCTGGGAAATGCCTATCATCCGCACGGTGGCGGGCATATTATCTTCGACGGCTTCCTGCACGATGCCAGGACAAAAGACCCCTTTAGCAGCCGAAATTTTGACATCGTTATCGGCCGTGCTCAGTCCGACCGCCGCAAACTCCGTCAAATCGCCGTCCGCGAGGAAACCATTGCTTAAAATCTCGATTCCATACGCTTCAGCCATGATGATTACTCCTCATTTGCCTCAGTCCAGAGATCAGGGTAATCAGCCTTGATCTGCAACCGGGCGACATGGTATTCACAGTGATTGTTCTTTTGATATTCGCGGATCAGTTTCCGCACCTGCGCGGTTTTGGTGATCGTCGGATTCTCTTTGCCCGGCTCTGCGATCTGGTCTGTCGGCACGGAGAACTGCCGGGTCTTGGCGAGGGTGTCCAAAAAATCGAGGAACGCAGCGCGGGGGGATTGTTCCGGCGTCCCCTCGCTGAATACCAGCTTGCCGGTTGCGCTCAGTTGCGCGGCGAGTTCACGCACGCGCGGACCGCTCAGGATTTTGCCGACATGCTCCTGGGTTTCCAGGCGTTCGAAAAAGTGCGTCAGTTCGCCAGCCTCACGTTTGCGGCGTTCTTGATCGCGTTCGGCGGCGAGCGCGTTCATCTGTGTTTCTAAATCCGCCATTTTGCGTTTGTAGGCGTCCGGGATGTCCGGTTCGAGGTCGGGCGTCGCGGTCTGCGATGCCGAATCACGCAACTGTTGAAGCTGTGTTTTCAACTGCTCGATTTGGGCGCGATAGGCGTCGGCTTGCAGAGTGTCCTCCGGTACATCCGAGGATTCTGCTTCCGGCGCGGAACGCAGCAGCGCGGGATCGATCTGATAGGCGGACGCCAATGCGTCAATCAGCGCGTCGCTCGGCAGCACGTTCCCGGCTTCCAGATCGAGAATCGTGGCCGCGCCAATACCGGCTGCTTCCGCAATGTCCGTCTCCGTGATGCCTAATTCCGCACGTTTCTGCGCGAGCATTGCGCCCAATTCAGCGGAGGATTGAAAATGTTCCATGGGGATAATCTCCTTGTAGGTTGTTTTGCCGTGCTGCAAAGCGAGCAGCGCGGGGTTGTGATGATAGTTGAGTACGAATTCCGGGAACATGCCCTTGACGGCCGGCGGCATCTTGCTGCCCAAAAAGGAAACAGCCGCAATGACATTTTTGAGGATAGAGCCATCGCGCAGGCGAAACTCTGGATAGAGGTCAATGGAGCGGTTGGGATAGAAACGATGAATCAAATCGGCGAGTTCTTCGGGGACGTTTTCAAAATCGGCGAAGACATGCAGCAGTCCGTCTTTGAGTCGGCGCAGATAATAGCGCACAGCCACGCCGAAGGCCGCTTCTTCAATCACCTGGGGCGCGACTTCTTCATGATTTAGCGAGAGCAGGGCGCGGAATTCGGCGCGGCAGCGATTAGAATTATTCACCATGTCGATCATATCGGCATTGGTATATTCGTCGCCGTTCCAGATGCCCGGGTAAAAGATTTCGATTGCGTTGAGGTTCGCCATACGTCGTTCGAAACGAAAAGGGGACGGTATCAGCGCGGTAAGACGCTTACCCGTCCCCTTCGGAGAGTAGCTTCACTGTGTACGGCAGCGAAGCTTATTGCTATCTAAGACGTAATTTAGGCGAAAAAGAAAAAATGTCAAGGGAAAAGTGTATCTTTTTTTATACAGTGCTGAAATTTTTTACAGCCAACAAAAATCCCTGCCAGGGTTTTTATCCCTGGCAGGGATAACGATGGGCTTCAGGAGCGCACGCTTTTCGCGTCCCCTGCAAGCCATTGTTAGACATTAATCCCACTCCATTGGGGCGGTGTGGGCTAAATCCATATTCTCTTCTATCTTGATCCAGCCATAACTAAAATTAGAGTCTGCTTCTGCAAGAATTTGTTCAGCCAAATTAATCAAATCTTCCTTTCGCCCACATATTTCAAATGGGCAAGTAAACTTCCGTTTTGTCTTTGAATACGCAATGACGAATTCCATATCTCTCCCCGTCTAACGACCCGCTTGAGGCGCGAAGGACGGCGGCGACAAGACTTCAGGAGCACTTCGATCTCGCCCGCCGTCCTGCGTCGCCTCCAAGCGATTGTTAGACAGAATTTCTATCCTTAAAAAGACTCATTTGATTCGTTACTTGCTGAGATGTCATGATTAGCTCAGGATATTGTTGGTAGAGTTTGCTGAGTGCGATCTTTCGATTTTTTGCCCAAATATAGACAACAGTTGTCAGATATGGCATACTTTCACAGTAGCCAGATAATCTGGCAACAAATTCAATTTCTCCTAATCTGCCTTTAATTGGCACCTGACAATATACCCCCAACGAATCTAATTGCAATCCCAAAACTGATCACCCCCATATTGCCATCCCTTTGCATTAGCGTCATCACATAATTGTTGTACCCTTGTTGGTAGGGTATGCTGTGCTTTATATGACATCACATCAAGCATATTTTGAGGTAGCCTTGTCTTCCGTGCCCAATATCCTTTTGACATACGAGCCGCTTGAATCAAACCATCGGAAACCATCCCGAAATATTCTTCCAATGCTCCCTGTACCATTTTAATTTATCCCCGTGCTGTCTAACACCAGCAATAACCAGCCACAAGGACGCGGCCACCGCTGCTGACGTTACGCAATAAAATTTAACCCGCGTCGTTGTGGTCTGTGTTAATTGCTTTGTTAGCAGTACGGGACTCGACCACCAACAGTTCACGCAACAAAGATTTAGTCTTTTCGTCCATACTGCCAACCTGTTCAGCAATCCGTGCAAGTTGTTCAGGCACATAGAGCCGCAAGCCTTCAATCTCTTTTTTCAGGCTGGCGACTTCTCTTTTCAATGGAGTCACCTGATCTGTCATTTGCCGAACATGTTGGTTGATTTGTGTAGATACGTCGCCCATATCTTCCCACAATTTTATTAGAATATCGGATTGTTCCTTGTAAACATTTTCAAGAGCTTTACGGTGAGCGAGACAAACGCTCTTGAACTGGATTACGCTTTCAGATAATAACTCTTGCTCTGCTTCAATATTAAGGCGCTTGTCGGTGATGACTTTTTTGACGATGCGTTCTTGTTCCTCGACGCTTTCAAGTTGATTATATTCTTCTGCTAATTTCTTGCTGACCCAAATCAATTCTTTCTTATCATCTCTCATGAGTGCCTCCAAACTTATTTGTGAGTGCTGCTAACGACACGCATAAGGCGCGAGTCCTCGAAGTCGCCTTCATGCGCTTGTTAGGTATTTATTTGAGTTTGTATGAAATTATTTCGCATTGTTTCTGATAATCTCGAAACACACGTTGTTGAGCAGTCAATAAAGATGGTTCAACCGCACATGGGAAACCGTCCATCAATGCCCCACAATATATAATACGCCATTTTCCAGATTTTAGTCTGATAATCCTGGCTTCTACGGTGATCTCATTTGTTTCCGATATCCCCGGATAGAAATCGGCAAAAATCCACGTAGTAGGATTGTGCGACAGACAACCAAAACTCATCATATTTATGTGCTGTCTAACGCCCCGCATAAGGCGCAAGAGGGGGAAAGATGAAGCCGGGGCGAACCACTGCCCCCCGCGCCCCCTCTTGTCGCCTTCATGCGATTGTTAGGCATTTTTTTCTAAATATTCATCAATTTCCCAAAACAAGGCAGAGTCCTCTGCCTCCATTAAAAACCCTGAAAAACACCCGGAACATGCGACATCCGTATACTTGATTTCCTCTATATGCTCTCGCAGTTCCGATAGATTCGTATAAATTCCTTTCTTAACTTCGACATACCACTCCCGTTCCTCTTGCGTTAGTATCTCCCATTTTTCCATCTTTCTTTCCTCTTGCGAAAACCGCCTAACGACCCGCTTGAGGCGCGAAGGACGGCGGCGACAAGACTTCAGGAGCACTTCGATCTCGCCCGCCGTCCGGCGTCGCCTCCAAGCGATTGTTAGACAGAATTTCTATCCTTAAAAAGACTCATTTGATT